ATGACGGAGGGGGGTGTCTTTTTAGAGACCCCTCCCCGTGTCAACGCTAAACAATCTACAGGTACTAATAAAAAATGAAATATTAATTTCTCATTAGCTTTTTGAATCTATTTTTCTGGTAACTTTCTTGTAGTTTCCAGTAAGATTTAATTTTACAATTTCATCAATTGCATTATTTATTTCTTTAACAGAATCCGACTCGCTAAGATTTGATGAAGTCTTTGCAATACGAGCTAAGTATGCACAAGTATGATAACCATGTGTTTCATCCCAAGCAAACCACTTGTCAAACTGAGTAAAAGGATCAAATGGATTGTCTGTTGTTGTCAACATAACTTTAACATTTTCGTTATTTTCCATATTTTCCTCCTTTCTCACTCAATAGCTCTATTTAATGTACTGACAGATACACCAAGAAGCTCCGCTATTTCTGCTTGAGTATATCTTCCACCATCAAGAAGACTCTTGGCATACGATATTTCTGCTTTTGACAGCTTACTTACATAATTTCTTGGTGTTGCATATTCTTTTATTAAGTCAAGATCTGTATTGTTTAATATTTGCAAGAATCTATTTTGTGTAATTGCGCCAGCTTGAATTGCTTCCCATTCTTTTGGAGTTAATTTTATTCTATGCTTTACAGAACCCATTCTTTGACGAGCTTCCTTTAAGAAGTTTCCAGAATGCTTCTTAATGTCTTCGAATTCTGCATTTGGATTGTCTTTCTTCCACATTCGAAGTTTGTAGTTTGCTAAAACATGAGCTTTCTGCTCTAAAGGCTTGTTCTTTAATGCGTCATTGAGTTTGTTTAATATTGAAGCAACTTCTGGCGCATAGGCTTTTGCTGCTTCTTTATTGTATTTCATATTCTCAAGATGTACAGCCTTCTTACGAGCATCTCTTGCCATTTGCTTAAGACTATTTGCATATTCTGCATAAATATTTTCCATAGTCAAACCACTTGACAATTCCATTGCATCCTTAGCTTCTGCCATATATGTTGATTTTTGCATGGCTGGCTTATCCGTCATTCTATATTCTCCAGTGACGGGGTCTTTTATTTTCTTCTTTCTATTTGTTAGGCGATCATACTCCCCATTTTTATTTTTATGGGACCAGTCTATTTCTCCTGTTTCTTTATCTATATATGATTTATAAAATTGTTTTCTTTCTGGTACGTCATATTCTTTTTTAGCTTTTGTTATTAATGTAGACGCACCACCTTGTCTTTTCCCTTGGTATTTTAATTTTAATTCCGATATATCGTTATCTTTTTCTGACTGCTTCCAATTAAGATCATGCTTAGTCGCATCAATAATTACCATTGAATGCTTTGTAGCTTTGACAATATCTTCTATTGGTGCTCCTTTAAGAGTCATGTCCATAATCAGATTTGAAACGACACCCATTTGTCTTGCTCATGGAAAGTTGATTCTTCTACAGGTATCCAATTGTTCTTTCCTTCTGGAAACTTATCTCTTGCATACATATCCGTATCAAAATCTCTTAATTCATCAAGAGCTTTGTTTTTACCAATGCTCTTTCTATCTTTTAAGAGTGTTCCATTAGGATTTGGTATAACTAGTACTGTATCACCATCAAAGTCTGCTCCAGATAACTGGCGAGCAACCTCTGCATTAATACCAACAGCATCTGGTGCATTCCCTAATAATTTCCTAGCTTCTTCTGCATGCTTTCCTCTATTATTTACTTTAAGAGTGGGCATTTCAAATACTCCTCCATGAGGGTATCTGATAAGACTTACTATTTCTCCTTGCTTATAATTCGGGGCATAAATTTCTTCTGGAGATAAGTCATTGAAAGGAATTATTACATGGGACCGCTGACCAGGTAATGCTGCAGCTTTTAAATGTACAGCCATTGAATCACAGTCATCAGCAAATGATAGCAATAATTTTTCTTGAATAGCTGTGTTAGTAAGAGCGCTTATTTCTTCAAATTCTCTATTCTTTTTATCAAGCTGTAAACCTAATTGTCTTTTTGCTAATTGTGGAGACTGCTTTGCCAACATCTGTGATGCCAATCTCTTTTTCCAGTTTCCCCAATCTCCTTCTTCATTAATAATATTAATTGCAGACAATTGTTTCTTTCCATTTTTATCTATATAATGCCTTTGGCCAACTTCTCTAACCAGTTGCCCTTCATCATTATACTCATTACTTTTTATTGTAGCGCCAAATGGATTATTGGGATCGTCTTTTAATTTCTTAAATACTTTTTCTTTTGGTGATCCTTTTGGTTTATTAGAATTATAAACAATATCGATGCCTTTTGGAAGATCTGGATTATAAATAGCCATTCCTTTCATATAGAAATCATCATCAACAGCTATTCTAACCTGCGCATATTGGTTTGTTCCCATATCAAGATCTTCGACATTAGGTCTTATTTCTATTAAACCATCTTTATCTTTTCCGCCTTCATCGCCATACCTTACCAATACTCTTTTGGAAGATATAGATTTCGGAGGTTCAATATTTTCCCAGGTTCTACCACCATCTTCCGTGTATGGATCCTCAATTACATGGAATCCACCTTCATTATTTATCTTTTTCATTGTTTCCGCCCATGTTTGCCCGGGTGGACAAATAACTTTGATGTTTGTGGTTTTTCCTGTTCCAACTTGTTTTACTGGGGCATTCTGAACTGAATATCCTTCTGCTTCCAATAAGTACAATGCTTTCTTAAGTTTATCATCTGAAATTCCAAGTCTCTGTGCGACACCAGAGCTAACACTTGTTGTTCCATATTGATCTACTTCTTTTTTAATCATTTCTGCTGTAGCTTTTGCCTTATTGGCTCGGTCATTTAATTGTGGATTAAGTAATGATCTAACAGTAGATTCATTTAAACCCATTTCTCTTCCTATTTCTGTAGGATTCATTCCTTTATCATGAAGTTCCATAACTTTAGAAACTTTAAGATTTCGTTGTTCCATTCGTTCAACGCTTGCTCTATTTCTAAGTTCTGTGATGGACATTCCAAGACCTTCAGCAATATCTTTATCTGTAAGTCCTTTTGCTTTCATAGCTTTAATATATCCACGAAAGCCGCCATCATGTTGATATGGATCTTCACCAGAACCATAAGGATATCTACCCGAATGATACTTAGTGCCATAATGCATAAGTTCATCGAAGTCTAGTTCATACTTTGCCATCTTATGATTCCTCCATCCTTATTTGATCAATCTTTTTATCAAATGCTATAATAATATCCATGATGTGCGCAATCTCATCAGGATCTGGTTCAAATATATGAACCTCGTCAGCTTGGTAAATTCTAAGCTCCATTTTAATATCAAACGGCTTATAATCATATTCCAAACAAAACAGTGCAGCATAAATCTTTAATTGATCAAATGATGCTGGATGGAATCCTGTTTTTAAATCATGAATTCTTAATAAATTATTCTTAAATGAAATTGCATCGGCTGTTCCAAAGCAATTTGGAGAATAATATAGGATTTGTTCCGATTCCATTTTGTATCCTATCGCATCATTGACAAAAAGATTTAAGGTTTGTTTTGTTCCCTTTAATTGAATGCTGTGTTTTATACAACTACTAGCTATTTCGTGAAGCTCAGTACCTTTTTGCTTGGCAACTTCATTTCTATAAGTTTCCTCAAGCTTTTTAATATCGTATCGAATCCAAGAATATTTACTCGCACCTAAAAATGCATGCAAACCTTCAAGTTCCGAATGCTTGTTGAAGATCACGTAATACCTCCTGTTTGTTCTCAGGATAGATAGATCTTACAAAAGAATTTTTACCAAGTGTATCAATGTAATATTTCTGATTTGGACGATACGAAGCTTTCTCACTTTCTTTAACTTCGAGCATTGCCCACTTATCTTTATAGATAATAGTTAAATCCGGTATGCCTTGAATATCAGAAGAATCGTTCTTCATTGTCAAAGCTCCAGGAAACATCTCTTCAATCTCTTTTCTAAGCTTTGCTTGGAACGTTCCTTCTTTCTTCTTAGCCATAAATATCAATCCTTTCAGAAAAAATATAAGAAGTTACAGAGACACAGTCTCTCTTCCTTCTCATTATAGGGCATGATTTCTACGCGAAAGCCGTAGAAAAGTGCCTTTTTTCATTGAAGTTCTTTTTTCGGTCTAAATCTTTCTTAATTGCTTTATCTATCCATGAGTTTGTCATTAAAAAGTAGTAATATAAATCTATGTAATCTGTGTTTCGCCTATCTATTCTTCCCATTGCTTGTTCTGTCATTTTATAAGAATAACTTAGACTATAAAATACTATTGTATCTGTTATCACGCAGTTCCAGCCTTCAGACCCAGCGGCATATTGAACTAAATATATCCATGAATCAGAATCCGGTATTTGTTGATGTTGGTGGCCATTCCATTCAGAATACTCTATGCCCATATCTTGACACATTTTAGATATCAATTCTAATTCATAATCAAAATTATAGAATACTATAATCTTTTTATGCTTAGAATATAAATCATACAATGCATCAACACGATTATCATTCTCATTAACTATTCTTCTTAAGGTAGAATATAATTCAGAAACTTGCTTCATTGGCTTATCTTGAAAAATATTCCAACGACGTTTAGCAGCATCTTTAAATATCAATTGATTATAATCAACTATAACATTCTCGCAATGCCTAATTGTCTTCTTCTCCATATGAATATCAACGAGTAATGCATCTCTATATGCCATTAATGTTTTTTCACCAATGTACATCTTAATTCTAGGATATTTACTAAATCTCTCATAGACACAATGTCTAACTTGAAAGTCTGTAGGATTCTTATAAAATTTATTAGCAACAAAAACAGGAATATAATCGGACCAGGTATCTCCAGGAGTAGCACTTAACAATATCCAATGATTATTATGATTACGTCTATAGTAAACACTTGAATCTGTAATTTTAAAAAATGCTTTAACCCATGCACCTGATCCGACTAATCTCTGCTCATCAAATATAAAGAATGAATTTTCAACATCTGTATATTTACCAATATTATTCCATGAATCTATAACAATCTTTGTTGGATAAATTGAAATATCATTATTCCTTGTTAGGATGAACTCTGCTAATTCATTATCCCATTCTCGCTCATCACGCTTTTTTGCTGTTGTTATTATGTATAGATCTTTCGGCTTCTTCATTGGTTTATACTCTGGTTCAAATTCGCCTTCACATTCTTTTACAAAATAATAGGCTAGTGCGGTCCTGGATTTACCAGAACCAACACCGCCACACAAAATTTTACCAGATTTTAATTTGTTAAGAGCTTCTCGTTGCTCTTTATCAAATTTCATTAGTCTACCTCAAAAGGCAAATCATCAGTAGTCCAATCTGGATCATCATAATCTGATGCGAAGATATCTTCAATCAATGTAAAATACATTGTCTTAAGATATGCCTTTACGCCACCGGTCTTACCATCTCTTCCAGTCCAATTATACGGTCTGATCTCCAACTTAATATCCTTTATCTCAGCAGTATCAATATTTGCTACTGTTGTTTCATTGAGAGGTACCTTATTAAACTTACCATTCTTCTCTGTTACCTGGATTATTCTCGGAGGATACTTACCAAATGAAACTGTGACCGACAAATATCCAACACTTCCCTCATCAGGATCGGAAGAAGGACGGATCTTTACATTCCATCCATCCTTAGAAAGCTGAATGGCATCTTCTTCAGGAAGACGAACTGTAAAGTTTCTCTGTCCTGCAGGATTATAAGGAGGTTCCGCCCTCCCTTCAAAATTCCTGTTAATAATAACTGCATTTTTAATAATCAAATTATTTGTAATCATTGTGGTTCTCCTTTCAACCAATGAATGCCTCAACATCTCCAAACTTAGATAATGTTGCGACTGCTTCATCTACTAAAGATATATAGTATGTTTTATCAATACAATCTTCTAAATGTTTATCTTCAACTTCTTCGGCTTCTAACCATCGATAGCCTTTGGTCCCTGTTACCGCAGACATCTTTTTTCCTTTTTTATCTTCTCGTTCTGCCATAAGTAATCCACCACCGTGACCTGGCTTGATCGGACAGAACAATCCAACTTTACCTATAAATTTATAATTATGTTCTTCAGGATTTGATTCATTAACATCTAGATATATGGCCGTTTTAACAGATTTAGTTTCGCAAGTATCTTTAAACTCTATAGGTTCTTTACTAAACAACGTCTTAAATACATAAGGCTGTGCAAACTGAGCACCTGTTGCAGACCATAAAATATCTTTTCCATCTTCATTCTTAGGTTCAGCATATTTTGCAATATAAACTGCATCATTAACCAAACAGAACTTACTAAAGACATTCTCAACTTCAAATGAATATCCATACTTCTTTCCAAATTCATATATAAACTCTTGAATATCTTTTGATGGATTACTAATCTTTATAGAATCTGTCTTAATATGTATAACCTTAATTCCTTTTTCTTCGAGGGCACACTTTAGATCAATCATAAATAATGCTCCGCGCTTAGCAACTATGTTATCAACATTTCTTGGATCTTTAAACACATTATCAAATGATGCTGATGTTAAACCATAAACTGAATTAATTACTATCTTCAATGCATTTGACAACATCTTAGCTTGAGATTTATCTTTCAGATAAGGTTTTAATTTTCCATCAAACATTTCACTTGCTGTTTCATAGTCTCCATTTTTAATCGCGACCCTTGCTTCAACGAGACTATAAAATATCTTAGTGTAATGATCACCAAACAGATTCAACTCTTTAATACTATGTGGATGCATAGATGTTACATCAAATGTCCAGACATTTTCATACATTCCTGGCTCTGCATACACATAACCGCCTTCTCCTACATAAATATCTTTATAGAAGCTTTGCTTTAATTTCTTCTTTACCTTACTTCCATCAGGTAATTCTGTTTCAACATCCGTTAACTTAAATTCATATCCAGGGAATATCGTACTAAGATCTGTGTACACAAATACATCTTGTGGATGTTTATTATCTCCAAATATAATTTTAGCAGAATGTGAATTTGTTGAATGATTAACACTTAACCCAGAGATAGATGCTATGATTTCTCTTGCTAAGAAATCTGCTTGACATTGTTTTGAATGAAATAATGTTTCTGTTGCAATTACATCATTATCACAATATTCAGCAACTTCTTCCCATCTTTCTTCAGGAACAGGTTGATCCCATGGTAATCCTAATTCCTGGTGATGAATACCTAATTCAATCTCCCACTTCTTAAGACTTTGCTTTGTACTCATAAAATCATAAATATCAGCATATGACAAATTATAAGCATTAGCAAACATGAGATTATTAGTAACTCCTTTATCAGATGTTACTAATCTCTGAGATAGTGTAAATAGATTTTCGTTAGAATATCCCATCATTCTTGCATATAACATGTGGTTATCATAACGTCTATTGTTGAAACCAACTAACTTGTACGTTATTAAACCTGCGATGTCTTCTGGCTTAGGATTAATCATTCTATTAACCTTTTTCTCGCCATCAAACTTCCAGTTAACAAGAAACAGATTAGGAAATACTTCTACATCATAGAATACTATTCTATCATCATTGACCATTTTAGATCCTTCAGGTTCTTTCTCAGATGTAAATTTCATCTTAGTTACAAGCGCCATACAATATTCCGCATTATTACTACTTGTACTTGCAAAATATAATATTGCTTGTCTCATATCTGAAACATCATAGACCATTCCTGACTTATAAGCATCTTCTAATATCTTATAGATAAAATCAATACTAGGTTTTGTGTTTGGATGAATCTCTTTATTGAGATTTTTCTTTATTAATGTTCGGAGGGCCTTTTCATTCTTTATAGCTGTAAAATCAACCATCTTTTCCTCCTTAAATGGTAAACCAGAATTTATAACACTTATTGGAATCTCTGTACTTCTTGTGAACTTTCTTCTTAAAGAACTATTCCCAGAAAATACTTTAATCTCAATATTGTCATCATAAACTCTACTAAGTTTATTAACATCACCATTATAAATATAATGCAGATGTATACCTGATCCACTTTTACTTAATTCTGCATAAGTAGGAGGAAATTTACTAGCAGCCAAGACATTCTTTTCTAACGACTTTTCTCCATCATCATTTTTCAAATCAAAATCAATAACAATGTGGTTTTTTGGAAGTTTTACATAATGCAACTTATTTGTGTCTATCTCTTTTAATGTCTTTTTATTATCCGACCATTTACACATTGGTGAACCAGATTCATTTGCATACTGTGCTGGATAATCTGCTGCCACTATATCAAATATGGATTTTCTAGATGTCAATTTTAACCAGTTATCTTCACTAACATTATTAGCATCTATGATTGTCTTATTAAATTTCTTATACTTAAATCCTTTATATACACTTCGTAAATGCTTTCCATCATCATAATAGCTTTCATAATATTCTTCAAAATATTCTTGAATCTCTATTCGCATAGCTCTCATTGATAATGGATACTTTACATTGGCCATTTCCGTATAAGACTTATACAGAGACCAAACATCTTTAAGTACTACATAATCCTTTTCAACAAAATCATAATAATAATATTCCATGAAGTCATAGAAATCATTTGTCTGCTCTATCATCGTTATTGGAACATATGTATTGTAGTAATCCATTCCCATACTTTTATATTTCTCTAAACAATGATAAGCAATTGCTCCCAATTCAAAATCAACTCTCTTTGTTAATTCTCTATACTTGGAAGGCGACAGTTTTCTGCCTGAAGGATTAACATCTATTAATCTTCTTAATAAACCAGATTTGCTTTCTGTTATTTTTACTGGCTTATTTGTTCCTAAAAACAGAAATGAGTTGAACCTCATCGAGTATTTGGATTTAAATTTTTCATTTACTTCCATAACTTCGTGAGATACTATACTATTAAGTTTTGTGTTATCTTCAATTCTTGAGAGATCTCCATCTGTTTGTATTGCTACTAGTGGATTATCTTTAAATGACTCTAACGCAAAACTACTATTACTTGATCCTAATGCCTTTGCATCAAATACGGAGCAATATCCATCAAATAATTTCTGTACAATATCTAAGAATGTTCCTTTACCAGAACCAGGTGCACCATAGAGAACAATAAACTTTTGAATCTTTTTAGATTCTCCAGATATAATTGATCCTATTGCCCACTCTAATTTATCTCTTTCTTCTGGATCATACAAAGTACTCATTATTTCTTCGTATGCCGGACATTCTCCTTCTTCTAACGGATATGGGAGCTTCTTTGTAGCATAGTCCTTTTTAGTGGTCTGCATATTGGAAAATATAATTTTATTATCCAATGGACGAAAGTTATCTCGCAGTTGCTTCTGAACATACTTATGCCATGCATCAATAGATCCACTTGATGATAGTGCCATATATTTTGCAACATATGGTCTATCGCCATAAGATTTTGTGATTTTATCTATTTCAGCATCAATCTTCTCAACTACCAGCATTTCGTCACAAGACCATAATTTAGTCTCGTCATCCCAAACTGCATAAAAATCCTTACCTCTAATCATTAGATCATTAGAGGATCCTTTATCAATTAAGAACTCTGGTCTAACAATTATAGTTGGATTCTTACTATTCTTGGTTTCGGAGACTATTCTAAAGAAACCATACATATTTAGTCTCCTTTCACAAAAATTTGACAATTTGTCCCACTAACCAAATAACCAAAAATTTTTCTCAACTATTTATATAATTTATTTTTTATATTTTTTTTTTCTAAATTAATTGTAATAAAAAAATGGTTATTTGGTTAAGTCTGGAAACGCCCTATTTTCAAGGGTTTTCAGACTTTGCCCAAAAATTCTTAACCAAATATTTGGTTAAAACACCCAAAAATGGGGGTAATTGTGTTACAAGTGGGACACTTTTTTGTACCACAATGCGTCCCACAATTAGCCTAAAAATCTGTCACACAATTAATTTTTAGGTTAAAAACTGTCAAATTTCTTTGATATTTGTCCTGAAAACGTCATTAATTCCTGCATAATTTTTATCAAAATACTCCTGCATTTGATACCAAATTTCGACTGTTCTTTGGTCTTTTTTAGTATTTTCGAGAGGAAATAGACCACCTCTTCCGTACCAGTCATACTCTCTATCCAGGAAAGTTCTGACCTTACTGTCAACGTCCCAGTCAGTTTTATAATCCCAACCAGAATCATCATACCCAGATATACCTAAATTATCAAGCATTAACCAAATCCATAGTCTACTACGATCTACATTGTCTTCATTAATACCTCTCATAATATCAGTGTCAATCCTCTGAGCAAGTGCAATCAGAAATTCCAAAACACTAACCCCTGGAATATCAATTGACTCATAACTGGCAAATCTCGAATGAAAATTCGCCCAGCATTCCCTAAGGTTAAGAGCATCACTTACACGATTAGCATCGTTAGGAACATAGTGTCTAAATTTGATGGTATGCAATTTATCCGCAAGGGAAAAATATGTATAACAACTTTCAGGAGTACCTACCGGCATTTTCTCAAATCCATTAGAAAATCCGCCGATATCACACAAATAGAGATAATACCGATAGGAGACCTCAGAAGGAGAAACTTTAATACCAGAATCACCTCTTTCGATCATAAATATCACTCCTCATCTTCTTCCTTATCATCAGGATATATACCTAAAACCGCCTCCGAATAATATCCAGAATCACGTACAATTTCGTAGTCTACCTTTGTTTCATCATTGCGAATAAAAACAGACATATTATCATATCCGAAATCCTCATCACCAAAGTGGTTCTTCCATACATATCCAAGCCATCTGCCCGTGTTGTTAAATATCTCATTTGTTGTTGATTCACACACAATATCGTCACCCTCATAATAATCGAGAGTCAAATGCTTATAATCATCTCTATACTGTGTGTCATCATCACCATTATAAGCTTCTGGTGTTATCAAATAAGGCTTCTTTTTTGGTGTTTTCTTACTATTTCTTTTTCTCTTTTCTGCAGTTTCATCGGCAGCAATATTGGCTTCCTCTAAAAAGCGAGCAGCGTCACGAATCATCTGAGCTTCATCAGACGTATCAGTATCATCAACCTCAGTTATTGAATCAGATTCATAACTATTTGTCTCAGATTCTGTAATTGTGTGACACTCAGTTTCCTCACTTTTCTTTGTTTCCTTCTTTTCATAGAACTCCTTCAACGCGGACACTTCTTTGTCTCTACGAGATTTGAAGTGTTTGTGAGAAAAATAATAGGTGAGGCCGGTGCCAATGGCACCACCCACCAGGAAAGAAATTACATAACCAATTTTCATTTTAATAGTTCTCCTTTCGGTTCCCGACGTCTAAATATCAAGAGCTTGCATCATCGAGTATGATGTACAGTGTATGCGGATTCTTTGTTTCGAGGTCCTCGTACTGCTGCTCTGTACAAGGAACCACTAAATTCGCAATTCGCGTCTGCATTTCACCGATGGTCATGCCGCCATAGTCGGGATCATCTGTGTTTTTTACATCAGATACAGGTACTCCCTGAATTGGATTATCCTGTGCATCCTTAGGCGGTTCAGTCATGTCAATTGCACGAATAGCTGTGGCAATAGACTTGACACTGTTGTCGTTGTAAGCCATGTTAGACATCGTTTAAGTCTCCTTACTTTTCAATCTCAGGGAACTCTCTACAAGCATCCTTGAGTTCCTGACCATGCTTAAGACGATCAGGCATCTTACCCATTATCCATCCATCACAATTCAGATCGAGGATAATGCACTTACCGGGAATATAATTGAGATTTCCATCTGCTCCCCAACATCCGAAGTTGATAAATCTGTCCTTGCCTTCGTTCTTGGTATCGAGCCATCCAATACACTTGGTGTAGTTCGGATTGAAGTCATATCTCTTATCGCGAGGATCAAATCCTAAACCGTTATCACCATACAGGACGTCTTCAAGAGTTAACAGGCCTCTCATGTGTAATAACTTCGTGAGATTATTCTGAATGATCTTCAACTGTGCCTGCATGAGCATAGGATTACCACCATTATTCTTCCAGATTCTGTGATCGGGTGTGATGGTGATTGCATACGGGCTCAGGAATGGAATATCATTAATTCCTGGATCAAGACACCAAATAGATTGTGTGACAGTCTTTTTCTTGCCTGTTTCCTCATCGATAATCTGCTCCTTGACCTTTTCGGATGTAGCACCGGTTAGATATTCGTAATCCTTATTTTCACCCTGGTCGGCTACGACTCTCTTACGATACTGTTCGAATGCCTCAGATGTTGTCGTCAACAATGTAACAGCACTGGCGAGACGCTTACTCATAATACCGAAACTAGCGAGATAACAACAAAAACTGATAGAAGCACAAGCAGCAGCAGGTAAATAGGCCCTAACAGTATCAACAATATACTTAGAAGTATTAATTTTATTATCTTTGTCAAAATCCTCATCGGTGTACTTCTCCCCTATAGCGGTTTCACCAATATCTTTTGCATCAAGAATATATTGCTTTTCATTTTTATACTTTTCACGAGCGGCTATAGCCTTAGGCGTACCCTTGGCTGTTAATATCAATGCGGCAACACCACTCACAGTACCGCACACGAACAGCAGCTCAGGACTATGTCTCTTAGCCCCAAGCACAACCGTCCCAACAAGCTTACTCAGACTTGCCATACTTTTCTCTCCTTTCACGAAATACGTCGTTCATTGCATCGAAACACCCATCACAAATATCACAATCCATCTGTCTTTCAGGATAATTATTGTCAACATTCATCTGTTCTATTACTAAATGAATATATGATGGATGCGACGAGTGTAAGTCCACATTTTTACCATCCTTTATTTCAGGCCCAACAATCTTACGATACTTGGTCTGAATAGGACATCCGCAAATATCACAATTGTAATTAACTATTTTCGACATTCTTTTCACCTCTATCAGCAGGCTTACGCATGTGTGTCAAGCACCAAGAAGTAAGGTTAGACTTATTGAAATAGATTACTTTGTTATCACTAATCTGGATCTCGAGTTCATTTGCGTCCTCAATCTCAACAGGTTCCTTGTTAGAGTAATAAGGGCCAAGTAATGCTCCCTTAACTGTCATAACTGTCAGACAATACTCTGCATTCTTCATTCTCTTTTCCATCTTTTCGTTCATTTCCATTGTAGTATCTCCTTATAATTGTACAATTTTTGGCATTCTGAGGAGCCATTCACCTCTTATAAACTCAACGGTTGCAGACGAAATATCATTCCAACCGTAGTTAACCATTGTTGCAGGTGCGGATCCAATACTGAGAATATCAAACAGATCCTGCACAGATGCATTACCATATCGTCTCATACGCTCACCCAATTCGTCCAATGCCAGATGACCAATATCAGAACTAGGTACTGGTATGTTACGAATATCAAATTGCGTACGATACTTATCTGCCTGTGGAATAGTCTTCCTTGGCGCTATACGACCATCATTATAATAGTCCGCATATGAGATGTATGGACCATTATTAGAATTCCTTCTACCCCTTGTGGCCTTTGGTGTAGAATATAATGCCATACTTAGACCGCCCGTGACAATATCATAGATTGTATCTCTGATCGTTGGTACAATAATATCCTTAATTATATACCCTCCGATCGATCCACTGTCATCTAAGAATATTGCTTCCTTAGTGCGTGTCCAAAATGACTTTTTACGCAATTCGATTGGCTTGTCGACAATAGGTTCAGGTCTTTTTCGAACTTCATCATTCTTCATCACCGAGTTACTTGGAAATTGCTTACTCAGCGAGCTAAATTCATTAGCATCCATGTCATGCATTTACTCCTTTCATTTTAATTCTTAATTCATTACACACAGTTCGACATGCTTCTTCTGTGCATTCCAGATGGAATTGGTAGATGATGCTATGACTTGTTCGCTTAAACACTGATACCCAATAACGTATCTCATGCTTTAGCAGACATCGTGAATATAATTCGACATCATCAAATTTTCTTGCAGGTATTGTATAATAGTGCATTTGTGGCTCTCCTTTCAGAGCAAAAAAATATAAGAGGTGCATAAAGCACCCCTTACATTGCCTTGCGGCTCGAAGTTTACTCTGACTTTTCGTCAGAATTATCTTCAGCAGCCTCTTCAGTTGTTGACTCAGCCTTGATAAGCTCATGATCCTCACCAGCCTCGATTGCTTCGATCTCCTCACCCTTGCTCTTAAGCTTAAGTGCTACACCAATAGCACCGCTTATGGCGATGAAGATTCCAACCACAACCTTCTTGTGTGTAAGAATCCACTTACCTACTACTGACATCCCTGTTTTCAAAGCTCCCATAATAGAGTTCTCCTTTCAAATAAATCATTAGTTTACTTCTACCTTACGGCACTATAAGATATGTTTTCTACGCGGATTGCGTCAAAACCTACGTGGTTTAGGATTGAACGATATCAATCCACATGGCGTACCATCTTTTAATTGAGTAATATCAATATCAATCTTGACGTTTTCATATGGGACAGTTGCTTCCCAACCTAAACCCCATCCTATCTCGACAGGTTCAACGTCACAACCAGCATTTTGCATCATGACATAGCACTCATTCAATGGCACACGCCCTTCATTATTTAATGATTCGTTAATATCATTCTGGATACGTCTTATTGTCTCCGTGTCGCATCTAAATATCTGTTTAGACCAATCATCTTTAAAATAAGATAATCCAGTGCCCTCTTCGAGCTGTTTCATTGTAGTAGGCTCAATACTAGCGCATTCTTTCGCCGCCACCTCCGACTTAATTTTGTCGAACTTCTCTTTACTTACATTTTCTTTCAGCGCTTCTTCAAAATATCTTTGACTTGTGGATGCTACATTATATGCTGTAGACCATGCTTGAATCTGCTTTTGCTGTCTGGAGAAACACATACCACCCGTAGCAATACCGAGTATGGTTACTCCTATAGCAGGACCGTATGCATTATAGCATCCAGCCTTTATCAATTCAAGCTTTGTAGGCTCTACATATTGATCATATTCATCCTCATCATGTTTGTTAGCAAAGTCTTGGAAATGATCCTTTTTATATTGTTCAACTGCTGCTACAGCTTTTGGAGTAGCTTTTGCTGACAATATAGGACCTGCCACCATACATATCTGAGATGCAATGAATAAAACAGTAGAGCCATGTTTAGACCATAATGCACGCAGTCCGCCGGTCATACTCTGTTACCTCCGAAATTGTGTATCTCGTATCTGTATGATGGTGCTTCGTCCTGATAATTTTGCGGACGTGGCACTTCTTTAATATATGGTATATCATACTGGAAGCACGTATTCCACTCTACCATACATCCTTCCGCGCTCATATATCCACAAGCGAAGAATACGTAGTCCGCTTCCGCCATAGTCGCAATACTACACCCGAGTCTATAGATGCGCTCCTGAGTTTCGTCTCGGAAATGCGCGGCTTCAGATGTATACCCGCTTAAGAACTCCAGTTCGTCATTCGGGAATAACTTATGGAGTACCTCCTCGATCCTATCACGTTCCGCCAAGATTTCCCTTTCTGACAATCCGTGCATAGGCTGCGAAATAAAAATGTTAAGTTTTGCCATTTTCGCTCTCCTTTCGTTTGACAAAAATTATAAGAAGCTTAAATCACTTCTCACTATAGGGCATGTTTTTCACGCGTCCTCTGAAGCTCGGTCGATCTTCTCACGGAGTCTTCTAAGGTGAGACTTGGAATCCTTCTTATAATATGAATCTGCAACACATTTATTTATTGCGATCATAGCGCCAATATAAGGGTTGTAGTTATCTGCATCCATACAGTTAGCCACATATGACTTATGTTTCCATATAGCTTCCCCAGTCTTCTCATCATCGCCACAATATCTTTTGCCTTTAGATACAGCTATAACCTTATGGTCTCTGAATATAAGTTTAGCTGCCTCACATCTATAGCATATATGAGCGATAGACAGAATAAAATCAGCACTCAGAGTACAGTCTTCATCATAGTTCTCCACCGTCAGAAATGCATGCTTACCATATAGTATGAAATTATACTGCATACATGAGCCCTTCTTACTAACCTTCTTCTTGACCTCAACATCCTTTATAAAATAATACACTTTATCATCTCCTTTCACTTCTATTTGTTTTGCGATATCATATGTTAAATTTACGTCATTTTTTATATACCTTACTAGATCTTCTTTTGTAGCCGGAGGTGTTTTACTCCATGTCATAAGTTCATTTATATATGATATACGTTTTCTAGGATATATGCGAGCTTCGATTGTAGCACTACAGTCTTCTGCTGTATATGGGGCTTCGATTGTAGCACTACAGTCTTCTGCTGTATATGGGGATTCATTATACCGATCCGTAGTTGTTGTAAAATGTATTGGTCCCCCCATCTTTACAAATTCTGTGCCGCTGTTGTAGTAATATGCCATAAATATCACTCCTTTTCTTTAAAACCTACCGGCTTATGCGAGTCAATATTTGTAGGTGTGTTTAAACACTCGTTGCAAATATCACTGCATTCTGGTGCTTTGTAGTATATACAGTCCTTGCAGAATCTGTCATATTCTACGATTTTCTCATCGCCGATCATACCCATTCCTCCTTTGTGTCGAAATATAAATATGCCTCTTTCACACCGCATATAGCACAGACGTCCTTATAACTCATGTTTTCAGGCTTGTCAAATACTATATGAGCCTCCGGTTCATTATGCACAGAATATAATTGCTTTGTGAAGTTCGGCACCTTATGCTGATATAACCTCAAAGATACAAGTGGCACATCTTTGTGGTCTATTACTATATAGTATTTCATTCACAATAACCTCCTAAATAATATTCGTTACTATATTCGTCCCAGCCATAAACCTTTGTTAAATCTGTAGGATTATTTAGCACAGCTTTAGTTATCCTTACCATATATGGGACATCGCTCGGGCCGCCTCCGAAATCCTTGATTATTTTTTCTTCGTGTTCTTTAGCGGCTTCCAGTGAATTGAATACTCCAATTAAATATATCCGAGCTCCATATTCTTCCTGCCAACCATCTGCTGTCACGACATATACTTCAGTGCTCATATCATTCCTCCTTCTCGATCATCTTGCCGTCTCCACAGTAATTCCATTTACGATCCCTGCGGCACTTGTTCCTAGCATGCTCTTCGTTCAGCGTATGGTGACACTCGTACTTAGCCCACTCTTCCGCTGTCTTCTCTGCACACTTTTCATCACAACCATACCCGTCACAAAGATATGCTCTATTTCTGTCAGGTTCTCTCATTTTCTTCCTCCTGTTTCATCTTCGCACCACAATCTGGGCAATAATTGTATTGCGTGCTATATACGGCTTCGCAATTAGTGCATTTATAATTCCAATAGACACGTGCCCCGAAATCGTGAAAATCACATTTTATCCAATTGCCTGTCGGTCTGTCCGCGCTTGCTTTTCCACTTTCATAAGCTAATACTTGTGCCATGTCAGGCGTAACTGTCGGTGCATTACGAATTTGGTACAATGGAACGCACAATTCTGTTGAAGCTCCATTATGGATTTCACAAGGAATCGCTGCATTTTCTAAGGCGTTAGCATCTATCAATCTGACTTCACTCATTCTCAGCCTCCTTCTCATCCGGCCTCCAATTCCTATCGATTAAAGCTTCTTCAGGAATTATATAATCACTGCCATCCGTGAGAATATAATTGGTGTAATTGAATGCGGGTGAATGATTAGCCAGAACCTCCTTCACATGCCATGATCTACCGCATATAGGAAGGATCTTATCCATCTCGATGCAGAGGGTGTGCAGAAACACACGCCCTCCGATCTCGAATGAACCATATTGGCTTTCCATATCGTCCCAATCACGTAAATAAACTTCATCGCCTACCTCAAATTTATTCATATGTGATCTCCTTTCATCAGAATAGCATTTTCTTGATCTTCTGAAGTAAACTATCCTTTTCAGGACTGGCAGAATGCAATGCCGAATATGACGGTACCTTAATCGTCTTTTTTGCATCTTGTTCGCGCTTATCCTTAAGAGCCTGAGAATATCCCTTGTAATATGCGTCATTCTCCTTATCCTTGATCGAATCAACCAGCTTGTCATTCGCGTCAAGGATAGACTCGATTGTATTAATGATATACTCGGCGCACTCATCCGGCGTCATATCATCTGCATTGATGCTTTCATGATAGAATCCCTTAGACTCCAATTCCTTGATCGTCCCAATCAGTGCTGCCTTATGACTCTTATACTTTGCCATATTACTTATCCTCCTTTTTAGATGTTCTGGATTCTACTGCATTTGTGATCTTCTTAAGCAGCTTACCATTAAGCAGTATCTCATCCATTACTGCCATCCAGAAAATAGTCCAAAGCCATGCTCTTACTGTGTATGCGAGTTCTCTTACTGTCTTCATATTGTGGTCCTCCTTTTAAATATCAATCCTCGTCAGAATATTCATAGACTTTTGTATCCTCAATTTTCTCGAATATTCCTGCGTTTTCCTCAAAATTCTTATTTACTGACCGTATGTAGTCAATATCCTGCATACGAAGTGAATCGGTTAGTGCATTACCCCAGAAATCAAGGATTTTACACATTAAAGCTCCTAAGCCAATGCATGAAAGAATATAAAGAACTAAGTTCTTTATTCGATCCGCCTTAAGATTTGCATATTCATCATCCAAATCCTCAATGTCACGAAGCCCTAAATCAATAGCGTCTACATGATCAGCCTCATCACCATCATAGTTCTTAATGATCCCGACATAACTTCTCTTTGCCATAATTGTGTCTCCTTTCAGACATAAAAAATATAATATGAGCAGTTTTACTTGTTGCTCAGCAAGATGACATTACTCTTCGGACGAATCTCCATTAGAAGATCCATCATCCTCACGCTTGATCAAGCCGAGGTGAAGTGCTCCGCATACACTCATAATTAATGCATAAAGAACACCTAAGCCTGCACAAGCAAAGCATACGATTCCTGCTAAAACCTTCTTCATGTTGTGGTCCTCCTTTTAAAGTTAATGCATTATAGAATATGATTTTTTTGCGAAAAGAAAAAAGGAGAAGCCGAAGCTCCTCCCCCTCGATCAGATTCTGGCCTTAGGTAGCAAACCGAACGCCTTCGAGCGAAACGCCGTACCACGATTCTCGAATATAACTATCAGAATAATAGCACCTAAAGTCCCAATCAGGCCCAAGATCGCCTTCCACAAATTAGTGTCACTCTCTTCAAGTGCCTTCAATGCTTCAGAACAAGTCTTGAGATTCTGCGCTGCCGCAGTATACTCTGGTGTATTAGGCGATAGCTTATCCAAAGATTTCGTAATACTACGAATCTCTCTCTTAATCAGCCTCTTTGTTACACTTTTGTACCAAAACCTTTCCCAAGGTTTAAGTTTCTCCAACTTTTCCTCTACAACCTTTTCAACCGGTGTTGTTTCCGGTATGTCGCCTGTAATTTTCTTATAATCATCCGGCGTCATCGAAATGATTACTTTGTCCTTCTTTTTCTCCTCGGCCATCTAAAGTCCTCCTTCTGAGTCACCTTTAATTGTCCCAGTAGTTAATCTTAACCCTGCTTCATCATTGAAACAGCCATAAAGATTATACCTACACCTACGATTAAAAGACCTATTCCCATAATAGATCCTCCTTTAATAATAGTCTCGGAATAAATTCCGGCACTATAAGACGTGTTTTCTACGCGGATTAGTGTGATTTAAACATAAGATACTCTTTAGGCATTCCAAATATAATTGATACTGATTCCCAGAATCCATCATTTCCATCACGTTCTCCGCATTCGATCTTAGCATAGAGACTGCGAGATATATGCAATTTCTCTGCTATATCCTGCTGTCTCCAGTTTCTTATTAGTCTCTCGGATATCATGTTACCCCGAGAGCCTGATACCCTATCAGAATAAGGTTTCCTTCCAGCTGTCATAGTTCATCCTCCTTATTAGATAAATCTTTGAGTCTGAAACAATGTTCTAATTCCCAGAATTTATCATATGCATCTCGAAGACTTGTCGCTGTGACAATTGCTATATTACTGTTATTTAATTGATATAAACGATTTATACAAATGTTTTCTAAAATATCCTTATGATGTCTAGAACATACGTCTTCAAGTAAACCAACTGTGCGAATTGGTACTGTTTTATTCATATCAACAGCTAAGTTATACGCATAAACGTGAAGCCAGCCATCCCAATATTGTTCACAAATATATAATATACATTTACTTCCAGTAACATATATAGGATCATCTGGCTTAATTGTATATTGGTCAAGCATTTTGACAGCCTCTTTTAATGTTAATGATTTCTTTTCACACTCCATCATAATTCCTCCTCTTCTCGCTCGGATATCTCAACAAGATAATTTATAGCATATGTATCATGCTGATGATCTGCGAAGGCGCATACCATATTCGTAGGCATGATAGTGAGATCATATTCCTCCTCGCCATATTTATGTTCAAACATAGCATTGGTATCATTAAGAAAATCTTCGACCTTCTCATCAAATATCTTAGGATCAGTGCTCACTATCGTCTGAGATTTTAAATATACTATCATTCTTCTACCTCCAATTTATATCCGTGGTTGAGACATGAGATTAGCCATATCCTCATACTCTTCAGTCAAACTCTGTATTGTAGCATCATATTCCTCGAGTATGCAGTTAAATTTCTTAGCAAACAAATGCAAGCCTACATGATATCCAATCAGAATCCCCGCTAATAATATAATAATTCCTCCGATGATGTTAAGTATCATAATCTTTGTCCTTTCTCACTGTCATTGTCGCCCCAGAATTCGTCATATTCAACTTTAATATTCCACTTTTTCGCGCAGTCCATACATAAATCATATGTTTTATTACGATAAAGATGGCCATACATTTCTCTAGGATGATCCTGCACCTGCTCAAATATACGAACCCTTGGGTATTCGAATTTCTCTATTTTTCTTTTACACCTATCACAAAACAGGCCTTCAGCAGTTTTCATGGTTTTTCCTCTTCTCCGCGCATTCCTTACAATATACCTCGCTAACATGAATAGACTTCTGTTCTCTAGCTCCTGGAATATCATACTGGTCTATGCGTTCTTTTATTTTGTCTATAGCGTGCCCGCAAGTCTCACAGTAAACGTATATCATTCCCATGACTCCTTTTCTTTATTCTCAAGCCATTCCTTTAGTTTTGACATACAATGTGGGCATATGTCATACAGGTCAAGGTGGCAACTAGAATAATTCTCCATTTTAATATACCCAAAATCTAAATTCTTTCGGTCGCAAATTCCTGGATCTTCTACTTGCAATCCGCACTTGTCGCATTTGATAATCTTCATTCTTCGCCTCCTGCTATTCGTCTCTTGTGTTCGTCTTTTTCATTTTCATTTTCTGCCTCCAATTCTGTCTTTACTCTAGACCCACATCTAGGGCAATATGGCATATCGTTTAAAAGATTGAATCCTTTGAATGAAAAACGATCTTTACATTTTGGGCATTCCCAATAACCACCTCCAGCATAATTATCGTCTTCTATACACCCCCATTTCTCTAGAGGATTATGTTCTTCAATACAACCTTCTACATATGGTGTGCCATTCCTAATTACATTACATGGCGCATTACTAAAAATCCCAAATCTATTGACCATAATAGCATCATAAAGATACTTAGGTATATCAATTACAAGTTTCATTCTCTGTCTCCTTTGCTTCTATTTTCGATCCACAATTGGGGCAATAATTTATAGTGAAACCAAGATTGGCATATTCGCCTTGTGAATTATCAACCCATATTCTGTCTCCTTCTATAAAAGCAACCCCTATATCATCAAGACCACCAAACATGGCCGCAAAAGACATAATAGTTGGTATATTATCACCATCGCTTACATCTGCTATAAATTTCTTTCCGTTTTTGCAATAATCACAACCATCCATTATTCAACACCTCCAACTTCCTCAAATATCTGATCTGGATCCTTTGCTACCTTGAAATATAATACCTTTTTATGTCTAAGCTTAGCTCTGTCAATTACTGATTCCATAGAAGGTGTTACGCCATTTTCAGTAAGAACCCAGACCTCTTCACACTTGCCCATGACTACATATTTATCTCTGAGTCCTCTACCTATTCGTACCAAATGTTCCGCGTATGATATAGAGGCAGCAGGGGCATTATATATGCCGTAGCCGCTAGCAGAAAATGTGAGCGGTATTCTATGATTGTTGTATGCAAATGCTGCAAGTTGGTTGATCAAATGCTCGTTGTGAATGACAAAATCTGCATCGAAGTCGTATCCGTCATCGATAAAATTATCCAACTTAGGATCCGGTGCACAAATATAAATAAGCTTTCTGAATGTATCTTTTTCTTCCATTTTAGTTCTCCTCCGATAAATCTTGATTGGTATTGTCATCCTGCGAATTTACTTTCACCGAGGGCCTATATATTTGATTATTAAGCCTCGCCTCAAGTTGCCCTACTCGCTCTCTATAAGTATAATAACCAGCTTTATATTTTGTAGTTAATTCCTCTATTTCAGCTTCCTGCTGCTTTATTATAGATTTCATATCCTTTTCTCGTTTTCTTAATCGTAAAATTTCATCGGCATATGTATTTGCGAGTTTCTTATAAGATATAAATGGCATTTTAATTCTCCTTTTCATTATATGGATATCGACCACTAATTGGTGTGTATATGCTAGAATAGCTGTTATCCAAGGTCCTAACCTCAACGCATGTTGGCATAGTCACGTAGTCATTAGATAAATAAATTGTTATTTTTTGTTCCCTAGGATCAAAATATACATCATATGCTCTAGGTTGCTCGTACATATTTAAGTCTCCTTTTCATTATCTGGTCTATATACGCGGAAAATATTACTGTCTACAGGTGAAACTTCCACTTTTAATGGCATATTATTTTCGCATGCTTTAGGTATAAAAATGGTCAATGTTCGGTCCTTTTGATCAAAATCTATATCATATTCTCCGTATACCGCTTCAAATTCCCATGTATGCAGGGCCTCTGTCAAGTCGTCAACAGTTTCCTTTATTATACTTTCGGTCTCCGACTTACGATCATCGCTAATCCAGAGATGTCTACTAATTGTATGATGCACACCATGCTTATCGATTCCTGAAACCTTAACTTCAATAGAATCTCGTATTACAACTTCCACGTCATTAGGATCCATATTCCACCTCCGGACCATATGTCATAAAATAATTATCACCATACACGCCGTATGGAGTTCCGTAGTTATACCCGATGCAATTGAAGAATAGCACATTCGTCGGAATTTCGTCATTCTCCAATGCATCAAGTGCGGATATAATAGCGTACCTGCTAGTACGAGTATGCTGCATCGAACACCATCCACCCGATACTGTCGTGAACTGTCCTTCTTGAGTTAGAACAGATGATATAGTATCCGGGAAGTAATCCGAATTAACTCTATTAATGATGCAGGCTGCTATCATAGCTTTTGCTTCCAGATTCTGACTGCGGTCTGATTCGGCCTCAATTACTCGTGCCAAGAACTCAAATTCTTCCACGTCCATGCCAGCCTGATAAGCCAGATACTCCATTGGTAGATCCATCTTCATTTCTTCCGTACCATATGTATAAATATAATAGTATGCAGTGTCTCTACCAGAAGGGATCTCACTTGTCATCATCGGTGTTATTAATATCGAAATAACTATCATCAAAGTCAAAAATATCACTGTGATTTCCTCCAATCTCATCTCCAAGAGCATTGCATGTTTCAATATAAGCCTTAACCATTTTCGTCAACTTAGGAATTACCCTATGCATCTGATCGATCATTGCATCACTATTGTTTTCCGGATCCTTAGATAATTCACCAATCCAATTCATATAATTAGTGAGATTATCACCGGCTATAGGTATTGTATCCGGATCCTTAAAAATATCTGCAAATTCGGAAAGATTAATTATGCCTTGTGCAAACTTAAGAGCTCTTTCCAGATTATCCGGATCATTCATATTGTATTTGTCCATATTTATTCCTCCTCAATTTTTCTGTTACATGCTTTTGGTAATGGCTGCCAGGCGACGACTTCCCAACCAGATAATAGGTATTCATGCAAAGATACGTCCAGATATTTTTCATCGTCCCACATATATCGACAGTCCTGATCCAAGACATCATAATATCTCCAAGGATACGTACAATCCTCATCTGTAAGCTGTCCAATAGCCACAAATCTCCAATCTTTGCCACATCCCATATCTATAGTCAATAATATAGGAGTGTTCTTTTCGGGCAATTTATCACTCTTTAATATCCAAGCCATATTTATTCCTCCTCATTAGGGTTATAGTGTGAAAATACGTCATATGTATAGCCATTAGCATCGACCTCATATCTTCCAAATGATTTCAACTGCTCGTCGGCCATAAAATTAATAGATTCATCGGTAGCGCATCTTCCCCTGCTGCAAATTACCTCAGATGTATTGATGTACTCACTTACTTCCTTAAGATCTTCTGGTGTAATCTCGTGGAATCCTATGCCTGTAAGAGCCTCGAAACGTCTCTTCCAATACTTGCCATAATATATCGGAATGATGTAAACGTCAATATCTCCGGATGAAAAAGACCAAACAATTGTCTTTCCGAATTTATTATCCTCGTCGGAGACCACCTCGTGGATGGCCTGCCAGACGGGATCGTTCTCTCGAACTGCTATACGCATGATTTTGTAGTAATTGTGGGACATGGTTATTCCTCCTTATTGAACATCGTATTCGGATATGATATCTTCCGGCTTTCGCGGGCCATATTCTTCCCAAACTTGGTCATTCCAAATAAAATCAAGCTCGTTCTTTGCGGTATTGAATATCTCGGTGGCTCTTTCTAATGCTTTATTTTTGTCAATATATACAGAATCTATACTCGATTCGTAATTAAACCACTCCTGATAGTCGTTGTTATCCTGAAATATTTCATAAACAATATAAACCTTCATATTTACTCTTCCTCCTTGATTTATCTTTGTATCCATTCCGAACCTGAGTCACCATCGATGCGATCCCAAACCTCAATAGCATCTGGTACTATCGCGTCTAAAGGGTTCTTGAACAACCACACAACATTGCACGAGAGTAGGCTTGTCTGGTATTCCACATCTTCTGCGGGGCATCCGATATCTTTGATGATGATTTCTGTTACTATATCGGGGTGATCTGACCCAAGGTGTTTACTTTTAATGTCGTCATACGTTTTTGAATACTCGGAAACGTAATATCCATCACGTGTGTAATAAGCTTTTTCGTAAATCTTCATACAATCACTCCTCCTCAAATGACTTCATCATACCAAGACAGCTCTTAAGACTGTCCTTTACAGTGCAGAATGTATCAAACGATACGTTACCATATATCAGACTAAGAATATAAGTCTCAATCTGAGATTCCTTGATTGTGTGGCTTGCATCCATAGGGTCATATGCTTTCGATATCGTCTCATACATAGCATCGTATACTTGACGATTGCGGCCCCAAGCAAATACAGCATCGAGAGCCATATCCATTGCCTTGCCGCATGTGATGGTATTGTCTATAACGCGCGGTGTCTCAACCTCTGCAGGCTCATTTATGACATTCTCGTATGCTTCTCTAGCAATATCGATGATGGATTCTTCATCTGAATCGCTATCGTTTGCTCCAGAGACCTCTATAGGGTCTTCATATTCGGCTGTGAACGGGTCATTAACCTCTTCTACAACCTCAGACTTATTGTCAGCGAGCCATGGATACTTGGTATTATACGCCTCTTCGATAGCCATATAGGTCTCATTTACACCCCATCCATAGAGCTCTGCGAGACTCATGACCGCGCTTCTTGTCTTAGGCCTTTTTATATATCCCATTTCCCACTGAGAAAATGTCCCTTCACAGATTCCAATTGCCTCTGCGACCTCCATTGTGTCGTATCCGAGTTCCAATCTCCTAGCTCTAAGCCTACTGCATTCAACTTTGTTCATATCGTCTTCCTCCTTATATGAAGAATCAAGTGTTCTTTCATTTCTTTTAGCCTTAATATAGGCATTAGAAATGGCCTCTTCGATCTGCTTAATTGTTGTCCCGTACAAGTCTGCAAGTTTACGGATATAATCTGCTGATTTACCGTTTGCATACGCCGACATAATTTTTCCTGTTTCCCATGCAGAATACGTCGTCGGATTACACCCGATTAACTCAGCGACCTCATTCTGAGACATACCAAGACTCAATCGCTTTCTTGCAAGTATCGTGTCTACTAACTTTCTTCCCATAACTAAAATCTCCTTTCATTTTTAGTACTTTCGTTATGGCCTTTGTGTGATAAAGAAAAATATGAAGGGGTTCTTTTACGTGTACCCCGTTAAACACGTTGCTGGCTTAGGACTAGATTGTAAACGGATCCTCAACAGACTCGTCATCATCCTCTCCTGCCTTCAGTCCATCAGCATATCCTGCCTTGTACTGATTATTTTCGTCAATACCGATCAGAATGCCCATAATGAAGCACAGAATGAATCCTATCAGTCCTGCTTTCTTCTTCGTCATATAGTCCGTCCTCCTTTTTATATTTATTTCAGCATCTTAGGATGTGATTTTTTCGCGAATTGTGGGACAAAAATAATAAGAGTATTATCGTAATAATACTCCTATTATCCAAGAATAATTCCTTCATTATCCTTTGGTTACCACTTACAGGGCAGATAACCTACTCCCACAACCAACATAACCATTACTATTCATTACTATCAATTGTAATCTGTCTCGCTGCCTGACCTTTCGCCACCTTAAGGTCAGTTTCCAGCTTACATATATTAGTTTCCCTCTTAGCTGTATTCACGTTCGATAATCCAGTGATTATCCCCGTAGCAATAGCCAAGAGAAGAATGTTCCTATACTTCTTCCTGTACTCTTTCCTTATCTGGTTCTCCAGATCTGCAACGACGGTGTTCCAATTAGTCATAATAGTTCTCCTTTCTATTATAAAGATTCAACGTTGGCATTATAAGGAATGATTTCTACGCGAAAAATATAAAAGCAGTTTATAGCCATGCTTAGGGCTGCCAGTTTACGCCTTGGCTCGGCGGCGACGCATAAGCAGCTTGACTACCAATACGTCAATCGTGATGATCGGTAGAAGCACTATTATTGCTACACCTACAGGCATTAACGCTACCAACAGCGCAAATACCAACAACAGCAAAGCCATAATGACTATGCCCCCTACGATCAACAGACTCAATGTAACCATATAGTCCGTCCTCCTTTTTATATTAGTCGCACTTTAAGATATGTTTTTTATGCGAATTGTGGGACAAAAATAAAAAGAATGTAAGGAGCCGAAGCTCCTCATACTTATAAACTTGTCCAATCCTGTAATTCCAGAATTGCTGTCATTTTTGCCCTGTAATGATCTATACACCCAGGGACAGTTTTAAGTTGTTTTCCATAGTCAGTTACTCTCCAGCAATCAAAATCGCATCCAGCTCCGCTTTTTCGGTCAACGTAATACTTATCTTTTTCTTTACCGTTTTCGTCAATCCACACGAGTCTTACGAAATGTTCATCCTCACGATAATACATTTTCCAAGCTCGGCCCGATTGATTAAACTCCTTGATAGCTCGCTTCCTATTATTAGCTACAGCATGAATTGCGAATGCTAAAAGTTCTGATTCCTCATAATAAAACTCCATAGTTTCATCCTCCTTAAAATTACTGCATTATAGGGCGTGTAAATATCGCGTAATTGTGGGACAAAAATAAAAAGAATGTAAGGAGCCTAAATAGACTCCTTTACTCATTATAACACTTGAATCTCAAAATTTGAGTACTGCTCGTTCATCGCAGTTGGTCTCGGGATGCACGTTATATACCGTCTATCCCATAGGTCACGAATGGTAGCTTCATCATCGGTAGACCAGTGAATACCAGTGTCCTCGATAGAAAATGAAGCTGTTACATTTGTGGCTACATTACGGATAACATAATTCCCGTACATCATACCATCCTCCGACATAACACTTCTCAGTTTTCTCAAAGTTTTCATATCATCTCTCATTTTTGTTCTCCCTTCATATTACTGTATTATAAGCAATGTTTCTCACGCGTCCCAACTAGCCTAGACAAAAATATAAAGGAGTCAAAATAGACTCCTATATATCTCACCAAAATATCTTTTTGGAATTATCATCTGCCTTCAAACTGACTTTACACAAATTAGTGTACTTTTTATCCAGCGCCAAGATTCTTCGAATAAGATCTGTCTGTGTCGCAATGCTTTCTTTGAATGCTTCTCCAACATCGAAGTTGCCATCTGCAATATCCCGTTTCATAGATTCGAGATTTGCATCCATAACTTCCATGTATGCTCGCAATTCTTGAAATTCAGTTGCAACACCAGCATGTTCTTTAAAAATCCTGGTATAGTCTTCGTTTTTCAAAATAACCATATTTTTAACCTCCAAAAATTATTTTATGCATTATAGGACTTGTATTTGGAGCGAAAAATATAAAGGAGCCTAAATAGACTCCTTTATATAAATCAAAGGTCCTTATTAGATATTATATGATCGATTTCTTGCCCAAAAGCCTCACTTCCTCCTTTAAGTATGCCGACAGCTATGCTAAGTATAACTGTGGTTATATACCCAAGTATGATCATAGAGATTGCTAATATTTTCCATATTAGTATATTAGTGATGATTGCAATTATCACCGATATTAGTCCAAATATAGAAATAAGCAAACTTATGAGCCATATAAGGGTCCAATAACAGAACTGCTCATAGCTCGATTGCCTTAAATGCTTAAGACGCTCAATTTCTTCATAATTATCCATATTAATTCTCCTTTCATTTATTTTATGCATTATAAGGAATGTTTTCTACGCGTCCCAGCAAGCCCCACAAAAACCATAGAAAAAAGAAGGAAGAGCTGTATAAACAACCCTCCTTTTTATGTCCAACGATTAGAAATCTATATAATCCCCGTCAGAAAGACGGCAGAGTATCTCCCATTCGATCTCGTTTAGACAATATTTGTCCAAACTATCGAATAGGACATTCTTCTCTTGCATCTCCTTACCGACAACATAGGCATTCGCCAATTCTTTGTCGGACATATTTTTAATATTCTTCTTAATATCACCTATTGTCATATTTGTTATCCTCCTTCTTGGTTAGTTTCCCTAACCTATTTTAGAAGGTGATTTTTATGCGAATTGTGGGACAAAAAATTTAAGAAGTGAAAAACTGGAGGATCATTTCTGATCCTCAAGCTGTGCCATAATGGCTTCAGCTTGACGCATCCAGTCGGCGTCATCATATGTCAACATGTAACGCCTAGTCGTCCCCCACGTCTGTGGGTCACGAACCTTCTCGTTCATGTATGCCATATGAGCCGTCAGGCTCTCAACATCATAGCCTATACCATCTATTACATACTTTTCCATAATTACCTCCGTTTTCTTGGTTTTATTCTCGGGACCAAGAACCCTTTAATTCTATTATATGATATGTTTTTCACGCGACGAAATATATCCTGGGCTCGGGGTCACACCCAGAATATACTTCATGTCATAATGAAAGGAGGTTAATATGAACGTTGTGAATTGTCAGGAAAACACATATCTCATCGACGAAGTTTATGGACCACCATGCATACGCACTACCCCGATAGTAAATTGATGGTGCCTAAGAACAGATTTGAACTGTTACTTTATGGATTTTAAGTCCACTGACTCTGCCATTGGTCTACTTAGGCATAATGGACTGATCCCCACCAATCAGTCTAATCTTCGCACCTTGTTCGCCTGCAAAGTCCCACGAATTTAATTAAATTTTTCTATAATCTACAGAATCATATCCATCAACTGGTAAATCGTATAATTCCGTGTATACAACTTTACCAGTTTTCTTATTTACTGTAGGAAGTGATGTATTGCCAAATATACGCCCTTTATTATTCGGTTGCCCTAAAAATATAACATATACATCGTTGTACTCTCGAACACCAGCTATCTCAGTTCCTCTAGGGTATTTAGATACTTCATTTTCAATTATTTTTGATATATTAGGCATTTTATCACCTCTTTCTACTAATTACTGCTTCTACAACTGACGGATCCAATTCCAGGTTATCAGTCCGCATATATGAATATTCTCTTGGGTCTACACCATATATGTTCCAGTTATAAGAGTCCCACATTTTATTTCTTTTAGACTGAGAATCATAAAATATGGGCCCGTCAGACTTTATTTCATAATTCATAGCATGGAAAAATGCCCCTCTAGTTGGAGATATTCTAACCGGTTGATTTTTTCTTTTAGCATATCTAAGGTTTAAATTACTATGGTCAACATTCCATAATTGCCATCCAGCGAACCATATACCTCTAGAACCAACAGGTTGCTTCGATATTTCTCTACAAAAATCTCTATATGCATTTCGCTGTCGTTTACGCCACTCATTTTTAAAGGCCTTAAACTCTGGAGAATTTGTATTTAAATTATTGATTTTTTCTGGAAATTTATAGAATGGGTCATTACTATTCTTTTTATCATTTATAGTAGTAAATTTTCCATTTTTAAACCATTTTTCCATGTTTCCAAGATTAGAACCGTCGTCAAGTCTTCGAGCTTCAACGTCATACCCTCTTCTTCTCAATTCAAATGCAGTAGATGAATTTTGGCAATTCCAATTGCGTCCTTCCCCATGAACATCTGGATTTACCTTATTCAATGACACTTTAACAGGTTCTTTTCTAGATAATCGTTTTAAATTTGTAAGTGTTTCTTTCGTATTTACTTGGTCTTTGATTAATTTTGACGTCTTCTCAGTATCATGATAGTCATCATATTTTTTTGCGTGATCAACATTACTACGACTTCTACGTACCAACCTACTTACATCACTTTTTAAAGGATAAGGAGGGCCATGTTTAACGCCCCACTTTTGACCCCGTATACCATAATGAGCAATATAATTATCCATTAGTCAACTGCTTCTTAATCTGATCTATTCCTGTTGCAGAGAGACCGCTTACTATACCAGTTGCTAATGCGACAAACCATGAGTCTGCTGCAATAAGATCCGGTGTAGTAAAGAATATAATTATGCCGAGCGCGCCTCCGACAGCTCCACATACACAAGGTATAAACTTATCTACCTGATCAGACTTAATTAAGTTCTTCATACATAAACCAATAAACCAGCAGATTACTACAACTGCCGGGATAGCTACGAATTCTGACATAGTTTGGTCCTCCTTATAAATATTTGAATCTGAAATAATTTAAGGTTACTGGATCGGTGCCATTTCCGACCACTCTCCAATATGGATTATTTTCGTCGTGAGTATATGAATTATTATAACATCCGCCAAGAATAATCGGTGTGTTAGATACAGAAAATGTATTGACGCCACCGGGGACACCATATAATTCATTTATCATAGATGTATCATCTAATCCACTAATATGTTCGCCATATTGATCTAAATTATATGTTGTTACGGTTATAGAATGTGATGATTTATCATATTCTATATTAAATACCGTCTCATATGTTCCATCAGAAATACCAAGAATATTACCAATTGTCGGCGTTCTATCTGACATATGCTCCGTTCCACGCATTCTAAATTCACATCGGCCAGTACCAGTGCTATTTCCACCCAAAGCAAACCCCGGATCATTTATGCGCTGTTGATTATGGCTTACTTCATCTCGAGCTCGACCACTCCAATATAAGCCGCCACTATTAGCTGTAGCTGATGTATTACATACTATATACATTTTTTGTGTTACTGCGCCAGAAGATGTAGAGTCTAATGTTAAACTAAATTCCATTTTCCAGCCCTTATTTATATTATCTGAACTAAAAGGCGTTATTCCTGTATTTACAACACATTCATCTGTTCCATCAAATACCCAATTTTCTATATGATAATCCCAACTATTACGTTCAAATATAAGTTCATCGCCTCTATATATCTTCTGAATCAACGGGTCGTATGAATTACCATACAGCGCGTCGACTATTTGTTTTCCATCTAACCAGCCCATATTTTAGAATCACCTCCTTAGAATTCTAAATATAATTGTATAGGCCTCCTCCTTGCCTATGGTAGTAACCTTCCTCCAGCTCAGATGCTGGCTTTAATTGGAAGTTTCTTTACTTCCTCCATAATACGCTCTGCCGAACCATTACCTCCCATATTCTTATATGGAATATAAAGATAGTCGTGAAGGTTCTCGTATTCATCAGCTGTGATCCAGCCTCGAGCGATATACTCTTTTCCTAGATATATAATTTTGTCATGGCCAAGACCTAGGATCATCTTAGCCTGGTTTGTTCTTCTGTCTATGAATCGTAATATAAGCGCCCAAAGTCCCGATGACGTCAATACTCCGCATAGAAGTGATATGATTATGTCACTCATTTTGAGCTCCTTTATAGTACTTGTATATATGAGACGTAACTTCTTACGCTACTCATAGTTGACCCACTAGTTTGTGCGGCATTAAAATGCAACCGATTTGCAGTTTCAGTTAGGTTAAACATCGCCGTTATTTGTAAACTTGTAATATCGCTTGGCGACGGAGCTCCCATAACTAAGCATCCATCATTAATCGCACCACCAGGTATAGTAGAACTAATGTTAATTTTCCTATATCCAGATGTACTAGCGGGAAATCTCACTGTAAATGTAACGATATATATACCAGCGGCTAACTGTATACTGCCCAAATTTGTAAATGATGCTCCATTGGAAAGAGAAGCGGCCGCGAAGGATCCACCATAATATTTAGGTTGTATTACCCCTAGTGCATCTCTCCATTCTTTAGGTGCGCTAACATAAACTGAGCTATCGCCACGTTTATCAACTGCCATCGTTAGCACATTAGAACCTAGGGATGTTCCGCTAGAGTTATAATTCTGTGCATATAACTCAATTTTAACACGTCCGTCTGGATTCACACCAGGAGCAGCTTTGCCAATGTTTTTTCCATGCGTATCTTGAGCATATAATCCTACCCATGTCTCGGATGATACTCCGTTATCAGACTCATACACATTGACATTACCATTTCTAATAATTGCGTTGCTGCCAATATATCTATTGCTTGTAGTAGACGTGACATCAGCCGCGTTGGTTGATATAACAGATCTAGACACAAATTTAGCCTTAATTTTAGCCCAAAGAGCCGATAATCCAGTTTTATCTAAATAAGACAGACTCATTTTGAATCCCTCCTATCATGTACAAATCTGGTCGATCTCCGCACTTGTAATCGCTACCAAATCTGAGAACTGTACATAGTTCGAAAGGTCTACCTGAGTAGTACCGATCTTCTCCCACGCATTGTTGACCCAAATATACTCGTCATACACATCAGGAGCTGTTCCGGAGTGTGATACAAGGTAGATCGTCCCCGCATCGCCTGAAGCAGGAAGAGTCTGAACAATCTCAAACTGAATGCCGATAGAGGCTGCTGCAATAGCTGCTTTAACGAATGCCGTGGTGGCAAGCTTAGTTGAATTATCGCTTGTATCCTGCGTGGTAGCTGTTGGATTGCCTGTGAACGCCGGAGAGGCCAAAGGAGCTTTTAGTCCTAATGCGGTATTTACAGTACTATTTGCTATAGGATTTGATGACGCGTCACTTAATGATGAATCGACTGGGATATTAATACTATCATTTGTCGTGTCAAACGGTAATGACGTCCCATTTAGCTTGATAGTCAAATTAACGCCATTATTAGCTACTGCGAGCTGCTGATTATTAACTTTTAGCACAATATCCGCATTTTTGTTAACTATAGTTAGAGCTGTACCATTTATGCTAATAGACTCTAATGTATTAAGCTCTCCAACAGGCACGGCCGCGATAGCTGCCTTAATTTTAGACCACAGCAGCGCTACGCCAGTATCATCTAAATACTTTAATGTTGCCATAGAATATAATTCTCCTTATGTTAAAATATTCAAGAGTTCCATAGTAGATATCGTATGGAGATCTAGATCAGGAAACGACTTATCGCCTGTGAGTGTTACGCCATTGACCTTTGGCTTATTGTCAAGATCATTGTAGTTATTACTCGAGAAAGCGATAATTCCTGGTTCAGCCTCCACATCTACTATAGATTCATCTGAAATATCAATGTCGATAACCAGTTCATCAGTAGATACGTCGATTTCAACTGGAATATCGTTTCCTATATCTAGTAAATTACTCATGTTATCTCTCCATTATCTAAAATATCAAGGACCTCAATGTCTGTCGGAGGCTGCTGAGCAATCCTACGACCGTCCGCCAGAACGGCTCTCATCTGCATTTTTGCAGGAATGCTCTGGAATGAGAGAGTCTGATCCTCCGAAAGATTAGCTGTGATAACCTTCGATTCAACAGAGAGGTCCTCAATAGTTAATCTAAGAACTAATTCGTCATTTTGAAGGAAAGAGAGCCATACCTGCTGAGCATTAGTCAGATCTACTGTTGGAGTTTTTATAGAAAGGACAATAGATACAGTTGTACCTCTAGAAATAGTCACAGGGCCTTTACATGAACAATTACATCCCATTATGCAGTCCTCCTCCAAGCATATACAGTATAGAAAGGCGGCGTGTGCCTAAATGATACATTCAACGGATTAACACCGGTAGCGGATGTATCACCAGTAGGAATAGCACTAGATCCTTTTACAAGATATGCGTCTTTTGAGTCAATTGCCCATTCGTCCCAGACAGCATCAGGAGGATTTCCTAAACCTCCACAGAGATATAATCTACCATCTCTAACATTATCGCCTGGTTGGAATGTCTTAGGGTGCAATACAAGATAAGCATTAGTTCCTGTCTTATTCATGTTGACTGAGCCATATACTACACCAGATGTAGCACCTATAGTTGATTCCTGTCCAACCTTCCATCTAAGCTTACCAGGAAACATCTTCTTGAATAAATTAGTTGCTATACTACCAGTAGAGTGTGTATGAGACTTAACATTGCTCAATGAGAATGTAGGCTTCATTTGATAACTATCTCCATGTGTCTGAGAGTCATTGACATCCACCGCAGGAGCAGTTCCACCGGCATATCCAGATCTAGGTCTATTAGAATTTGTAGGGTCTGATATAAGCAGATACTTACTATGAGGGCTATTAGTGCCGAGAAGAGGAGTCCATGTCCACTTTACACCTAATTTAGATCCCCAAGAAGCTGGAGATCCATCAGATTTCATGGAGAAATATATTGCTCCAACAGGATAAATAGCATTGAGTACTTCTGCTGTAGAAGAATTATTATTTTCAAGATTAGATATCCTAGCTTCTAATTCACTGAGGCTATATATGGATTTATTACCATAAAAGCCATGTTCGCCATTAGTTAATGCCATATATTACCTCCTTAATAAATTAGTTCATTTCCAATAGGAATATCGATAGGTGATCCCTTCATAACCATAATATCTACATGGTTTCCTGACGGAATCTTGTCATTTTGAAGATTTAGGATCTTTATACCCTTTGTTTCCGATGTTACGTCAACGAGTATATATTCCTGATCCTGACACAAATTTAATCCATTATAATAAACAAATATAATGTCTCCAGGAGAGTATATGTATCCATACATATTCATTGGAATGATAGCAGATACATTCTTTCCGCCATTAACGTGCTTGTTGAAATATGAAATATTAAGATTTACCTGCAATTCCTGAGACATAGTATTCCAGAAATCGAGAATCTTAGATTTGAATAAAGCTAAATACGCATCCAAATCTCCATAAGCAATCTCAGGATCAAGTGCCATCTGAGTAATCCAAGGGCAATATCTTGTCCCCTTTACAGTTGTGTCAATAAGGATAGTTCTCGATGTAGGTTTCCAAGCAGGATCATTTACTACTGGATCTATATCAGAAACATTAGGAGGTACGATAATATAAGCTAAGAATATCTGTACAATATATCCTTCACCTTCTACAATCTCAACTGGAGCAAATTCATCTTGACCCTTCCAATCTTTAGTAGTAGAAGAACCAATAAATCCAACAGGAGGAACATCACCCCATACAAGATTGCCACCAGTAGGATCTATAAGATTACCATTAGTTGAACCATCTATTAACTTCAATGATACAGATCTATCTTCACTAGACCATTCGAGAACTAATGTATCTCTCCTGTATTTAGCAATATCAGCTGTTGGTATCTGTATATTTTCTGTTCCTTCGATGATACACCAATGACCATTTACTAATGCCTTGCCATCAAGAACATTAACTTCTCTCTGACCAGTAACTGGGACTACATCCATTCTATTACCAACCTTAGAGAATACTCCATTTTGAATTAAAGTGCCTCGGAGGTAGTTAGTCATATCCTCTTCAGTGTAAGTTCTGTCGAATTCATTTGTGTCTTCGTCTTTATGTGCATTGAAAAATCCTGATTTTATCGACATATATTACCTCCTTACGTTTGATATAAATATTTTGTTCTATTAGCATCAGATATTGTCTGAACATCGACGAGTTCTTCGGCTGTTGTAGAGTCGCCAATTTGAACTAAAAGAACATTTTTATAATCGCCATTTAAAAATGCCCGAATTTGAGAATCTGTCATGTGTGCTACATCCGGTAAAGTTTCTACAAGATTGCGATGGCGTATTCCAGATGCCGCTGGTGTTTTAGTTGTATATCCTATAAACACCCATGATCCAGCTCTAACATCGTCATAACTTGATGAATTTCCATCATCAGTATACTTGAATTTATACTCCTTGTAGCGAGTTCCCACAGAACCTCTATAAAGTTTATTTAATACTAATCGTTTACCATTCCAGGTTTTAGTGGGGGACGAGAACAGTGTTACAAAATCTGAAAAATGTCTAGGATTGCAAGATCCGTCGGCATTAACTGTTATATATGCAGTCCAAGGAAAAACGTCACATCCATGGCCAGCGCCATCAAAAGATTCCAACTTAGCAACACTTGGAGCGTCGTGGTATGTGTAAACGAATGTAGTACCTATATTTTTCCAAGCATTATTAGTCCACGTATATTCATCATACATGCTCTTATTTACATATGAACTAGGATGTATTAAATATGTCGTGTTTGCTTGCCCAGAGGCCGGTAGTGTATCCACTATTTGAAAAGTGCCAACTGATTCATTTACTGTTGTAAAAAATTCATCGTCCGTTGGGCAACTAGTTAATGCATTATAGGCTGTTTGTGTTCCAATCCATACTTTATTAGCCATTGCTATCACCATTATAGCCCCAGACGCTATCCTCCGCTGTAGCGACCCACTGATATGTGACACTATCAACTACTTCCCAAGCACCACGTATCTTAGTGGATTCTGTTGTTTTTACAACTTTGTTACCACTTTCTTCAGTAGAAATATTACCAGATTGCGACGTTTCATTTGTTCCTGTATTTTTTTGTGTAGTTATGGCATTATTTCCATTAACAGTACTCTCTTCCGAAACCGTGATCTCCTGAGCCGCAACGACATCACTCTTATAGAATATAACAGTAAATCCTGTTGTAGATACATTAACCAGCATAGGCAACAACACACAAGGATCTGGCGTCGTGATATACGGCGTAATTGTTACAGCAGGCTTTACCCTAAATGGCTTGTCGAATGCCACCGTCATCTGATCTGTCTCACCATACTGAATGCAGTTGCCATTCTTATTAGCAAGTGGATACCAATCACCAGCTACAGAAGCTGCCGGGTTATTGACTGGTACATATCTAACATATGGACCGTCTACTGCGTGTAATATCTCTACTATATCCCTTGTTACACCAGTATTAGTTGAATCATACTTATTAAATCCTATAACCTCGAGTATTCCGCCATTAGGAAATCCTGCAATCTAGAAGCCTGGCCCGGATT